GAAGTTGCGGCAGTAGACACCATTAAGAAAGCAGGTGTTTCAGTAGACCAAGTTCCAACAGGTGTTCAAGACGCTTTAACTCGTGATTACTCTGGACTAATGAAAGCAATTAACAAAAAGAAAAAAGGTGAGGACAACTTTAGACCTTAAGAATAAATGAGTGTAAGAGAAATAGATAGAAATGATGATGTATATGTTGGATTAGAATTTCCATTAGACCACAATCTAACAGGATTTTTTAGACAATCCAAGACTATACCACAACAGGTAAAATCTAACATTAAAAACTTACTATTGACATCAAAGGGTGAAAGAGTATTTCAACCAGATTTTGGTTGTGACTTAAGAGATTTGTTGTTTGAACAAATAAATTCTGAAACTTTAGATGGAGTTGATAATAGTATTAGAATTGCTTTGGATACTTGGTTACCTTATGTTAATATAAATGATTTAATAATCGTTCAAAGTGAATCCAATCCAAATGAGATAACGATATCACTTGAATACTCAACAACACTTCAACCAGACGCACTTGATAATATAACCTTTAATTTGGTTGTAGGAGAATAAAATGGCTACTAATGTAGATTATAACACAAATAAAAAAATAGTAAAAAAAGATGTAAGTTATCTCGGCAGAGACTTTTCATCAGTAAGAGAAAACTTATTAGAGTTTGCAAAAACTTACTTCCCAAATACACATAATGACTTCAATGAATCATCACCAGGTATGATGTTTATTGAAATGGCAGCGTATGTCGGTGATGTATTGAATTACTATGTTGACAATCAATTTAAAGAAACTCTAATAGAATATGCAGAAGAAAGAAAAAACATTTTTGATATTGCACAATCATTAGGATATAAACCAGCATTGGCAATACCGGCAATCGTAGAATTAGAAGTTTCACAAATAGTTCCAGCGAAGGATGATGGTAGTGGGGGGCGTATACCGGACTTAGATTATGCTGGAGTAGTTTCAGGTAATTCAATAATTAGTTCAGATACTGGTGTTGACTTTACTATATTGGATGATGTTAATTTTAAAGTAAAAAGTGCATTAGACGATAGAGTTGATGATGTTCAAGTTCCACCATCAGGAACAAACCCAACACAATTTAGATTAACTAAAAAAGTTTTAGCAAAATCGGGAGATACCATAACAGAAACATTTACATTTGGAACTGCTAAAAAGTTTGACAAGATTACATTATCAAACACAAATGTAACTGAAATTGTATCCATTACTGATAGTAATAGTAATAAGTTTTATCAGGTTCCTTTCTTGGCACAAGACACAGTATTTGAATCAATAGAAAATACTAGCTTAAATGACCCGACATATTCTTCTTCACAGCCCGATACACCTTATATGTTACGATTAATTAAAACAGCAAGAAGATTTACAACTTATGTTCGTGAAGATAATAAAATGGAAGTAAGATTTGGTTCAGGTGTTAGTGATAATCCAGATGAAGTAATTGTTCCAAACCCAGATAATGTTGGTTCAGCATTAGGATTTGGAGTAACACATTTGGATACTGCATTTGACCCGACCAATTTTATGAAAACCAAAACATTTGGATTAGCACCAAGCAACACAACACTTACCATTACATATCGTTATGGTGGGGCAGTTGAACATAATGTTAGAAGTAATTCAATTACTTTTCCAAAGAGTATAACTTTTACAATTCAAGAAGACGGGTTGACTTCATCATTAGTTCAAACATCAAAAGATAGTTTGACTTTTACAAATCCAACTGCAGCATCAGGTGGAGCAAGTGAAGAAACACTAACTGAAATAAAACAAAATGCATCCGCATACTTTAACGCACAAAACAGAGCGGTAACACAAGCAGACTACATTACAAGAGTTTATTCATTACCACAAAAATATGGAAACATAGCAAAAGCATATGTGGTACAAGATAAACAACTACAAATAAATAATGACACTACGGAAGAGATTAATAATCCTTTGGCATTGAATATGTATTTACTTGGTTATGATAATGACAAATACTTAACACAATTAAATGAAGCCGTAAAACAAAATTTAAAAATGTACTTATCACAATACAGAATGGTTACTGACGCAATAAATTTAAAAAATGCTTATATCATTAACTTCGGAATTAAGTTTGGAATCATTACACAACGAGGATACAATCAAAATGATGTATTGTTTAAATGTATTCAAAGAGTTAGAAATCACTTCAATATAGATAAATGGCAAATTAATCAACCAATTATATTGAGTGATGTAGCATATCAAATATCATTAGTTGAAGGTGTAGCGAGTGTAGTTCCACCAGACGGAAACGAACCTGGAAATCCATTGATAGTTGTTGAAAACAAAGCGACAACATCAAGTGGGTATAGTGGAAATGTTTACGATATAGGTCAAGCAACCAGAGATGGAATAGTTTATCCTTCAAAGGACCCAAGTATATTTGAACTAAAATATCCAACCACCGACATTGTTGGTAGAGTATTGGGAGAAATATAATGCATTATTTTGAATTTGGAAAAAGAGACGCAACAATATATTCAGGTGGAGCAACAAGTTCTATCAATACTGGTCTTGATGAAATATTAGAAATTAACAAAGAGGTTAATCAAAGTGGTACTGTGGCAAACATATCAAGAATATTAATTGACTTTGATTATTCTTACATATCACAATCAATACAAGACGGAAAGATTCCTTCTACAGCAAAATATTATTTAAATTTATATGACGCAACATCAGAAGAAGTTGAAGCAGAACAAAATGTATTTGCTTATATGATAAGTGGTAGTGATTGGAAACAAGGAACAGGAAAACTTGACCACGACCCAGTAACATCAGACGGGGTAAGTTATCAATATCGTGACCACGAACAACAAACACCTTGGGTTTCTACATCAGTATTGACTGACGGAGGTACTTGGTTTACTTCAAGTATTGACGGACAATATGAAGTTAGTTCATCATACCAATTAACATTTGACAAAAAAGATTTAAGAATAGATGTATCGGATTTAGTTAGTAATCATATATACTCATCATCTAAATATCCAAACCGAGGATTTATCCTAAAAAGAGAATCAATAGCACCATTAGATAATACATTCTCATTTAATTCAGGAAGTGATACTACAAAAGATGAAAGTAGTTCAGATAGATTAGGAAATTTAAAATACTTCTCAAGAGAAACACATACAATCTATCCACCTAAATTAGAAGTTATGTGGGACGATAGTTCTTACTCAACAGGAAGTTTATCACCACTATCATCAACGGACTTAGAAAGATTAAAAGTTTATTTTCAAAATTTAAGACCAGAATATAAAGAAGGTTCTATTGTTAAGTTAAGAGTAGTTGGTAGAGAATTATATCCAACAACTGCTTTCGCTACAACACCTGCAGAATTGGATATAAAATACTTACCAAGTGCATCAGCATTCTATTCAATTAAAGACGCAAGCACAGAGGAAGTAATTGTTCCATTTGGTACTGGTTCAAAGATTAGTTGTGATACAACAGGTAATTATTTTAATCTATGGATGAACGGATTACAAGCAGAAAGAAATTATCGTTTTTGTGTTAAGGTCGTTAGTGGAAGTGGAACTCTTGATGAACAAATAAATTACTATGATGATAATTATGAATTTAGGGTAGTGAGATAATGCCATTTAAATCAGCACAAGAGGCGATAGAAAAAACAAACTCTGACCATTTTAGACGTTTTAGGGAACTTGAAAGAGAAAGAATCAGAAAACAAATTCTTGAAAAAAGAACTGATTACCTAACCAATCCAAAATTCAATACAAGTCTTACACGAGATAATCGTGGATTCATATTATCATTTGAAGACCCAGAAGCTTTTGGTAAAGGTATAATTGTAGATGTACAAGAACCAGAGTATGAACAAGTTACATTTGATATCAAAGAACAATATTTCAACAATAGATACTTAGACAAAATAAACAGAACCTTTGAAGACTTTAAGGACGAATAATGCCTAAATACGGATTTACAG